GCATCTCATGACGCAACTGCGATTGCTGACCTGTTGAAACATCAGACGCTTGAACGCTGATCGGATTATACACTTCGCTTTCACTTAAATCGGAAAGACTTCCCGTCGCTGGCTGGGAGGTTTCATTTGAATTTTCTGCTAAATTTTCATCTCCGCTCTTAGCCTCCTGCTGCTCTAGCATTATTTGTTTAGCTCTAGCTTCTTTCATGCCGCGCGCATTTAATGCCCTTACTCGGCTGGTAGAAACTAGGTCATCTAAATCTGTTGCGGTCTGATTTACCATATCAACATAGTTTTTTAACTGTGCGTCGATGGTTTCATTTCCGGTGTTAACCATTTTAAGCAGTTCTTTTTTTTGCTTACCAACTGCCATTCGGTTAATGGCAGTATCAACCATTCCCATTGGCGCACCAAAACCACCACCAATGATTGCACTGTTAACTGCATTGTCTGCCACGCCTTGCATAACATCACGATTTGGATCGTAGTGGTCTTTAGCCGCTTGGTTGATAGCATATTGCTCTACCGCACCTTGCGCTGCTTCGGTCGCTCCCTCAGTTAACGCACCTTTAAAAAAACCGCCTTTAAGGGTTTGTGATGCGCGCCCTAAACCCATAAAACCACCACCCAAACCTGCTACGGCATTAGTCGAAACATCGGTTAAAATAGCTGATGGATTTAACGCAGCAGAGCGCCCCACATTATGGGCTACTCGTTCTTTTGCTAAATCAAATAGACTGTTGTGATCTAACCCGCTTCCTTCCTCGCTATTTTTCAGGCTATGATAGGCTTCACGAAATTCTTCATCATTTACCACATCTTCGTCGGCTCTCGCTAAATACTCATCTATTGCAGAGTTAGCCCGACTACCGGCTTGCATTGCAGACATCGCGGCAGTTATTCCGATTATGTTTTTATATTTAGCCGGAATACCACGCTTAACTGCTTGCTCAATCGCCGCTTGCCCTATTTTTTCCGCCCCCTCTTTAGTTAGGGTTCTCATTGCGGCTTTTCCTGCGACTTTTGCCCCTGTCGTCAATAATGCGCTACCACCAAGCGTCAGAATCACATCGGCGTTTGCACCAAGCATAGAGCCAATATTACCTGCCCACCATCTGGCATTTAACACTCCCATCCCTTCGCCGTCTTGGTCTATACCATCAAATGCACTTTGACTTAATGCCTTTTGCATTTCAGGTGACATAGTTTGCAAGTTTTCATCCGCTCTTTTAGCGGCCCAGTCTGCAACATCATTAGCCCATTTCGATTTAGTTGTTACTCCTGCAAATCTCGCAAGATCGCTCGCTCCTTGCCACATACCCATTTGCACAGAATCAACAACATCCCCTAGGAAACCTTGTTTCTTTTCAGGTTCGACCGGTGCGGACATAGAAAAATCTAACCCATCATCTCTTTGGCGATCGCGCTTACTGCCAAATGTGGCATTGACCATGTTTTTATAGGTTTTATCACTGATGTAAAAGTCGCCCATTTGTATTATCCTTTATCCAAAAATAAAAAAACCGCTTAAGCGGCTGTTAATCTAACCCATAATTAGAGGTATCCGAGCCTTGCTGCTTGAGAAGCAGTTCGGATTTAAATTTCTCGGCATCTACGGCTTGTTTTCCGGTTTGAATCTGTAAGTCTGTAGTGATTCTGGCTGTTCCTAATTCTCTATCAAGATTCAGGCGATCGAATTTCTCTTGTCGATTTTGCTCTATCTCAAGCAGTTTAATCTCAAGTTCTTTTTCTTTGATCTGCACCTTTATCTGCTCGAGCTGTAATTGATGTTGCATGCGAGCCTGTTCTAGCTGGACTTCATGCTGTTGTTTTTGTTTTGCCATCTCCGCTTGAATTTGCACTTTGAGGATTTCAGGATCTTGCGGTTGTTGCTGTTGCACTTGTTGTATTTGTTGGATTTTTTGCTCATACTCATCACGAGGAATCAGCATTGTTTGAGCCCCCATACTCATAGATTGCATAAGGGTTTTTGCACCATCGTACCAATCAAAAGCATGCATTAATTCCGGGTGTTGTCCAAACTTTTGGAAGATGTCAATTATTTGCGCTGTTTGTGTCTCTTTTACTAATAAAGCAGAGGTGCCACGCGCTACAATCTGCATATCACCTTTAACGTTAGTGTCATCAGACTGTAGCATATTGTATTCATAAAACCGTCTAATAAGTGGTTTTGTTACTGCATCATCCCACTCTTTAACTTGGCGACGACGAACTGCATTAGCCGCGTTCATCAACATAGACATTCCGCCCAATGTCGGTGTAACCTGCCCCTGCTCGCCTTGCGCAATCATAGGCAATCCGCTTTCCTCGTCCATAAATGCTTTGGATAGCTGGATAATATTGGCAAATTCCGCTTGGCGACTGTCAAACGAAAAGACACCAAAGGCCCGCTGCGCTTCGAACTGCGCATTAGCTGTTGCTCTGTCGTTGGTGTGCCATAATTTATTAGGCTTAATCTCCCAATTATTATCTGCCGGAGTAAGTACAGAGCGGTTAACAACAATTTGCGATCCGATTGTCATTACACTGTTATCAATCATGCCCCGCCATGCAGTGTTTAAGATCTCCTGCGCGTCACGGCATAAATACGGGATACCAAAACCAAACAAACAAGCGACATCAGGCTCGCAAGTGTAAACGGAATAAGGGAATTGCGATGTCTCAAATGGATTGAGATTAACGCTTAAAATCTTACCGCTCCCAGACATAATAATTACACCGTCGATTTCTACCGCACTTTCTTTCTTTTCCGTTCCATCTTCCTGATCGCCTGGTTCTCCATTGCCACCTAACAACCCCACATGTTCAAGGACTTGCCTAGATATTGCGCCATGATAAGTCCAAATCTCATACCGCTTGTCATTAGTAACTTTTTCCAGCCCAGATAATGCGCGCAAAGTGTCAAGGTAACTATCCATATCTGAGCTTGATGTATGCGTCTCGCTTGGTTCGGTTTCGCATAATTCCAACACTCGGTCCGGCATGTAAAAATCAAGATTAGCCAAGCCCTGCAATTGCTTCTTGGTTAAATAGCTACGCTCAAATACAAAGCGACAATCTTTAAGTGTTGGTGCGGTCATATCAGGCACAAAATCCCACGGCAACACCACTTTAGCGGCAGGCACTGACACATTTTTAATAGCAGGCTCCCACACTTCCCGCCCGAATTGGTCAAATTTCTTTTCCCATGCAACCTTTTCAACCGTATCAATTACCGGCGCTCGCAAAATCCCTGTACCAAGAACGGCGGCATAATGTAAACACAAACGGGCTTCTGCAGCGTAATCACACTCCAACAATTGGTCGTCAATCAGTCTTTCCATTGCTTCTGCCCGCTCTTTTGCCTGCTGCATAATAGCTCGTGCTCTATTAATCTCTGCCATTTGCTTCGGGTCGTCGCTGTCTTGCTGTTTAGCGATAGCTGCAATAGTTGGGATAGGGGTAGGAGATATGCCGTAGTTTTTATCATCGCTGGGAAATAGCATATCCGTCATCTGCGCCACCCAGGAATCAGTTTTAGATCGGGTATATCCCACAAACACTTTGGATTTATTAGTCTTGACATCATCCTCATAGCGATTGCGATATTGATACATATCTTTTGTCCAGCGTTGCACGATGGGTTGTCGCTGTTTTAACTGCTCCGCTAACAATGATTGCAACTCCGCGCCGAATGAGTCCAACGCGCTATCTAACTGATTATCCATGATTAATACCCTGTAACTGAGCTGATTGGTTGGTGTGATTTAATATTGATGACTTGCGATTTGAATAAATCCGGCATAGCGCCTAAACATAAGTATTGATTTGCATCGTGTGGGTGTGAGTAACGGTTTTTGTCCGGTGTTTCGGTGTATTTGTCCTCGCCACTGACATTTAACTGCCGGTAGGAGTACCCTGTCTCATAGCCTTTAATTAAGGTTTTGCAGTGAGGGCTAATTATCATTGCAGGCTGACCTTTACCAACCAACCGAGATAGCCACCACCGCACCGCTTCAAGCCGTCCTGTTGTGTTATTTGTGTCTGCCGGTCTGGCGTCAAATCCATTTTCCTCGAGGATTTGGAAGCAAGTTTTTTCGTCTGTTTGCGATCTCTGTACTCCTGCCGGGTCGCCAATTATTTCTATTTCACACCCTACATATTTAGAGCGTAATAACGTTGATAACTGGTCTTGGACGAATCTCTCAATCCCCATTCCTGTAGCGACTACTTCGTCCGTAATTCTCAGCTGGCCGATAGGTGATACTTGCCCAATGATAGCGGCAGGAGTTAAGCCAAAATCAAGACCGATGAATGTTGGCCAACCTTTAATTGGCAGCAACTTATCCTTGGCAACATGTAACTCTTTGTTAAAGTGGTCTTGATATACCGGTTTGCCTGTTTGCACCGTAGCAAACTCATTACATAGCCGAGATTTAATCCAGTTAAGGGTTTGCCCCTCCACCATCTCCAACCAATACCAATAGCCTTTTTTGTGATTCTCCACATTCTCAGCTAGCGGATTAGCAACAAAACGATGCCCCAAATAATCCTTGTAAAGCCCATCGGCAATCATTGATCTTAATTCGTAACTTAGGCTTTCTTCCTTAATTCCGGTAATGTCGATAAGCGCTCCCGGCTGATTGATAAATTCCCAGTTTGACGGTCTAAGAGGCATTCCAGTTTCTTCATCAACACCAACCTCTAACTGATACCACCAATGGTCATCATCAGGAGAGTTTGTATCCATAATCATTCCTGACCATGTTGCCCCCACTCCATCTTTCATTGATGGATAGCGCCCTGTTCGTGATAGGGCTTCTGTAACCAGTCTTTTATCAATAAATTGCGCTTCGTTGATCCAAACAACAGTACACTCAAGCGACATTAGTTTTTTAATATCCCTTGGTTTATCCAGTGAGATAAAAAAGAATTCAGCTTCTACCCACGTTTCTCCGTCTGGGTGAGGAATGCGCATTTTTCCTTCAATCGGCGATGAGTACACAATAGGGCAGATTTGTTGAGGTATCCAATCTTGGAACGTTTTGATTACTGTTCCTTTCAGTTCCGGGTAAGTGTTGCGAATGCAGACAATGCGAGTTTTGCGAACACCTTGTGAATCCGCCTCTTGATTCAGGCAGATACGGAATAATTCCATAACACAGCCAACAGACTTGCCACTTCCAATCGGGCCACGAATTGCCTTAACTAATTTATCGTTAAGCTTGTGTACGATTTTAAATGTTGGGGGAGCTTTATATGTGATTTGTTGCATAGCTATAGTTCAAGATTAAATGTGACGGCATTTCTTGCGCCGGATTTAATGGATAATTCCTGCTTGAGCTTCTCTGCTTTCAGCAGGGTCTCTTTGGTTTGCGCCTTTCGTAATTCGATAGTTTCCAGTATGAGCGCTATGTTGTGATTGGTGTGGTTCAGGCTTTCGATTCGCCCAACCGCTCTGTCTAATGCGCCCTGAGCGGATAGGATTAATTTATAAATAATCTCTTTGCCGTCTTGGTCTTCGCAGCGGTCTAAGTCAGCTGTAAACTTTTCGATGCTCTCAATAGCTGAGATGGCGCGCTGCCGCATTAAGTCGATTTCGTCTTTTAGGCTAAAATCAACCACTGCACCAAAGGCGGATTTATCTTTAAAAAACTGCGCATAACCGCCATGTATCGTCCTGTTTTGCGAATTAATTTGCGAACGTGTTAAAACTTTCGCAGTTTTGTCTATATTCTCTTCACATTCTTTCGCACTTTCGCAGCTGTCTTCGCAATTCGTTTCGCGGCTATCGTCTAAATTCTCTTTAGTTTCAATATTTTCAGGGTTGTCGACTTTCGCACTTTTGCCTGTCGCGCTTTTAAATGCCTTTACCTCTCTGTTATCACCTTGTTTAATTTCTTCCATTTGTGCAAAGGCGGTTTCAGGCTTTTTGATATATCGTTTAGCGGTAGCAAAATTAATCCCTTTCTTCCGGCACCACTCCATAATAGATACACCGGTTCGCGCGTAGGCTTTGATGTATTCAATTTGTAGTGCGTTCCAGTCTTTCCTTGCCATAAACGAGATATAAAAAAGCCCGTGGTTAGACGGGCTAATATTACTTATTAATCACGACCCCAAGTTAGAGCTTTCACTGCCCACATTTGGGCGTCAATAATGCGCTTTTTAGCTTCGCATAACAGCATTTGCTTATCTGCTGTTAACGTACCATGCTCAATCGCTTCTTCCTGGTGCAGTTCTAACTGGTTAATGGCTTCCGCGAAACGTTGTTTGCATTGCGCGACAGCTCCAAGATTACTAGGATTAAAATCAATCCCCCCTAACTTT